TCCAAGGCCCAGCACTAATCACAGGTCGCACGATCTCATCATCAGTAGATGGTATGGTTGAAGCAGCGATCACTGTTATTGGTACAGGCCCAGTAGTCGAGCAAGTAGCACCATAATGATCAAGACCAGTATCAAAACTAGGGGGTTACCGTTATCGAATCGTGTTGAGAGAGGATTGCGCCAGATGCGTGATGATCTCCATGATGATTTAGTGGCAGGAACTCCTGTTGATACTGGTCACGCCGCTAGGCGTTGGCGCAAGACCGCCACAGGTAGTGAAAATAGAGTGGAATATATTGTTCCACTAGAAGATGGACACTCCCCTCAAGCACCAGATGGCATAACAACTCCCGCAATAAATAAACTCATAAGACGATCACGGAGTAAAAAATACTTCAAGTAGCAAAAAGGAAAATACCATGAGTAAGGAACTAATCACAAAAGCAAAATCACACTTCGCTGGCATTATGAATGGCGAGATGCGTTCATTCTATATCGAAGAATGGGATCACACATTCTATTATAAAGGCGGAACTAACTTTAAAAACGAGAGTAAAGTCTTGGAGTTACAGAATGCTGGTAAAACCGGTGAAGCACTAGTTCAAATGATAATCAACCGTTGTCTTGATAAAGATGGCAAACGCCTATTCAACGAACACCAAAAAGTAGAACTCATGCAGAGTGTCGATCCAAATATAATCGTAAAGATCGTTAATGGATTAAATCAAGATGAAGATGACGATACTATTGGAGTAGAAGAAGCGGCAAAAAACTAAAAGCCGATAGGCAGTTATGGACTTTCTTCTATGTAGCCGATAGAAGAGGTTGCAGTATAGATACAGTACTAGAAATGGACTATACTGAACTGGCCTATTGGCTAGCATTCTATGAGGAGCAAATCAAAGATGGCAGACATTCAGGTAGCAGTACAACTAAACGATAGAGCCAGTCGGCAACTCCGAAATATAGATAAGGCTGCAAAGTCACTCACAGGATCATTCCGTGCAGTAGGCGCCGCTGCCCTAGCATTCGCAACTGCTGGTGTTGCACGGGGCGTTATAGAACAATACACTGCGTTTGAAAAATATCGCAGTGTATTAACCACATATCTTGGATCACAAAATAAAGCCAATGCTGCACTCGACAGACTGCAAAAGTTGGCAAACAATCTTCCACAAGATTTAAATGATATCACACAGGCATTCACCGTGCTGCAAAGAAATGGTATTGATACTAGTTCAGAATCACTCACAGCATTCTCTAATATCGCAACCGGTAATGCCAAAAGTTTCACTCAACTTGCAGAAGCGGTAGCGGATGGATTAACAGGTGAGTTCGAAAGATTCAAAGAGTTTGGCATTAAAGTAACAAGAGAAAATGACAAGTTCGTTGCAAAGATTGCAGGTCAGCAAGATATCTTAGCAGATTCAAGTTCGGACTTAATCAATCAACTCCGAAAACTAGGTGAAGAGGGTGGCAAGTTTGGATCGGCTGCTGCTGATAATGCTGGAACACTTGGACAATCATTCTCGAATCTTCGCGGTGCAATAAGTGAGGTTATCGTTGCATTTGGTGATGAGGCAAAAGGTGGATTAAAAACATTTGCCGATACCATGGCAGTATTAATCCGACAAAATAAAGAAATGTTCGAAAGTTTTGGAAGAGTAGCAGGTGTATTAGGTACAAAACTAGCCCAGGCACTCGCTCTCACCGTGAGATTCATGGATGAACTTAAAACTGCCCTACTAGCATTTCTGGCACTAAAGGCAGGACAAATGTTCGCCACTCTAGCCCTACAAACCACAAAGTTTGGCGGGGCACTCAAGTTAACAGGTGCCGCTGCCATTAACGTGAGTCGTGCACTTAAAAAGAATCTTGTTGGTGTTATACTGGCACTTGGTGTTGCACTAGCAGATGTCACCGGAGTACTAGACAAACTATTTGCCAAGATGGGCATGGGTGCAGAAGATCCATTCGCTACAGCACTTGAAGGTGTGCAAAGATTAAATGGTGAAATGGGTGAGTTTAGCGAACGGTCTAACGAGGCTCTTAAAAATAGTGGGAATCAACTAGGGACATTTAATCTCCGTGCACTTGCCACAGTAGATGCCCTAAAGAAGATGACAAATGCACGTAAGGCTGAACTTCAGGCTGCAGAAGCAAAATATGAACTATCGATCCGTAATAATGAGATAGATGTCCAGGCACTAAGTGATATGAACCGATTGACAGGTGAGGTTCGCGCGGCAGAGAGTGCAGTAAGCGATTATGTTCGGGCTCTAGAAGCATATAATGGCCCACTGCGAATCGAAGTCACTAGTGGCCAAGGGTTAACTGCAGCACAGGTAGAACTCCAAAAACTCATGCGGACCACGGACGATAAAATAAACAGCGACACACTGAGTCGTGAAACACTAGAGTTATTAGAACGTGAATACGGTGAAGGAATCATCACGCTAGACCGCTATCGTGTGGCCAAAGAGTTATTAATAGGCACCGCTGAGGCAGAAAAGACTGCGAGTCAAACTGTCATAGAAAATCTACGTGAACAAAAGCGGGCATATGATGACTTAACTGGGACCTTAGGTGACCAAAAGCGACTACAGGCTGCAGCAGAACGTACTGGCCTAAGTGTTGGTATGATAACAGAGGCTCTGAATGAAGAACGTGATGGATACGAACAGTTCCTCAGTGATGCCGAAAGAATACAACGATCATTTGCAGAACGAATGAAATCAGCAGGTGAATCACTCTCCCGCAGTCTAGCAGAAGGACTCGTATATGGTAAATCCATAATGGGATCACTTAAAGACATGATAAAACAAACCATGGTCGATATTCTGCAGAGTATTATTAACAGTGGCATTCAACGTGCACTAGCAGGTGTATTAGGTGGACCAATGGGTGGCATCGGTGGCTCACTTGGCGGCGGTCTTATTGGCGCACTCGGTGGACTAGGTATGAGTACTCTTATACCAGGCTTTGGAATATTAGCCGGCGCTGGAGCCCTACTAGGTGGTCTATTCGCTGATGGTGGTAACACAGCAAGTGCTGGTAGAAAACCAATACTAGTTGGAGAGCGTGGACCAGAACTCTTTATGCCAGGACAAGCCGGAAATGTGGTTCCCAATGATCAGTTAAATAGTGGACAAGATGGCCTTACAGTCAACTTCACACTAAACGCAATCGATACGCAAACAGGGGTACAGTTCTTATTGGAAAACAAACGAACAATAACAGGTGTCATCCAAGAAGCGTATCAACGCCGAGGGGCACAAGGGCCGATCGGTTAAAAAAGGAGACCAGAGATGGCAGAATACTTAGACGATACATTTACAGTATCAATAAAACAAAATGGATATACCAGTGAAGCGATAATCGAAAAATATCCATTCCTCGTGTCACGGTTGAGTATGCACCGTGCAATCACTGCGAGTGGAATAGCAGGAGATACTCAGCGTAATCCTAATGGATATACCGCAGATCAAATAACAGAATATGTTATCGAATACTGGGATACCGTCATATCAGCATGGTGGCCAGCAACATATACCCCACTTGTATTTCAAAATGTGACCGCACGATACAAAATGAATCAAACTCAGTTTTGGGCAGACAGTGGTTGGAGTTTGATTTTTCATACGGGAGCGACACCAGGAGATGCGGCTACAATCTTGAGCAACACTCACATAGTGATCCTACCGGGCAACTATTATGACCAAGAGAATGTACAGTACTACCGAAATAAAACCTGGTTGGGATTTGATAATCGCATGATGAGGTCCAACTTCGCTGCAGAGTTATCGAACATTGGTGGAACCGTAGGAGGCGTGGTACCAGGTGGAGTCCAGTCCCCAGATGATAACAATCCAATCACGAACTCCAATCTGCGTCCTAGTTTCATGGTTGTATATTCGAATGATATATATCATCCACTATTAGCCCCAAATGGATTGTATAATAGTGTATCTACTGATCCGGATCCTGTCGAGTGGTCAGCGATAACCACCTCTACCAAGTATTATGATCTCGCAAACGCACATTTCGATGTGACTGTCGCGGGTGG